GAACACAGCGAATTTAACTTGATGAACATGTCAACTGGTGTCGCAAGCTACCTTTACACAAATAACTTTTCTTTAGGAGGTTATGTTGTTGGATTGGATGGTAATCCAAGCAAAGGATACTTCACGGCTGGAGGGGTTAATTCCCTAGTTGCAAGTTCAACAGATGTAAATTGCCTGACAAGTCGTGTTGATTATATTAGTCAAACCTTGAGTTTTGTTGGCTCTGCCAATTTGAAAACAAGATCGAACGGCAGGGCTGGCATAAGTGGAAATACAGCAACATCCTTCATTACTGGTGGATACAATCTCTTAAATACTGGAATTTATGAACCTTATAATGGATGCGTTCTGCCATTGCTTGCAAGTACTGAAACAATTGATCATGCAAGCGACACATCATTTGTTTTGTCAACAACCGTTTTGCAAGAACCTAGATGTGCTCAACAGACAGTTGCTAGACTTGATACCAAGGCATATTTAGCTGGAGGTCAGAAACTTAATTATGGAGGCTACGATACTGTTACCGGCAGTTGTATTCCAGTTACTTTGACTAATCCCGCAAACACTGAAATTTTAGATTTTTCCACTAGAGTTTTTAGTTTGCAACCGTCTGCCAATCTTTCAAGTCCTGTTGTATCCTCCACTCTGGATGACAGATACAACAAAGGATACTTTTTGGAAGGGCAAATAATTGCAGGCGCAAATATATCTGTTCAAAGTATTAACTATTCCACTAATGTATCTGCGACTGCCACATCAAGTTTCGGACAGTTTTTTGCCGGGAGCCTTTATCCCCAGACGGGATTAAATGAATATCCTTATTTCTTTAACGATTTAGACCCGCCAGATTCTGCAACATCATCTTTCCCAACCGGATCAATAAGTGTTGTTGGCGAAGCAGTAACAAGCAAGTTTGTATATGCGACAGAAACATGGAATCATACAGCTATAAGTGACATCTTTATTGGTTCTGGCAGAGGTTGGAGTCCTGCATCACCTTACAATAATTCACTAAATCCGGCTTATTTGTCTGGCAATACAACCAAGGGATATATTGAACAAACAAGAATAACATATTCCACAGAGGTAGCAACAAAAATAACACAAAACATAACAGATTTGTTGTACAATGTTGCAGGATTTGGTGATGGAAACAATTTCGGTTACATCACTGAATGTGGAGGCATTTTTGGTGCAGATTTGGCACAAAATTATGTTGCCGTCACCAACGCCAAAATGTCCAAAGTAACATATAGCACAGACACATCAGCTGCCTTGCTGAAGACTATTCCAGTTTCCAATTCTGCTTTCTTGAGTGGTTTTGCAACTCTGTCAAAAGACCAAGAGAAAGCATTGATAGTGGGCGTTGCCAAAGCCACAAGCAATACAGTAATACCAGTTGCACAGTTTGTATATGCCACAGAAACCGCATCTACAATTAATTTGACCGGCACTACGGCATGGAATAGTTTTGCTACTGGTTACAAAGGCAGGCCGTTGACAACCCAATTTGATGGAATATCATATGGATACATAAAAGCTTACAACACAACAACTTATAACAATTCAGATTTGTATACAAACATATTTGTAAGTAGTAGTGTTACAAAGTTGTCATATGCCACAAATACATATTCAATAATTAGTTACACCAATCCAGAAATAGGCGATGGTGGTGGCGACTTTGAAAACAGAGGGACGGCTGGTTATGGATCGACCAGTCCTATTCAAATCAAGTGTTTGATAAATGGAAGCGAAACTCTCTGCCAAAGACAAGTACCTTCAATATTTAAATTCAGTTACACTACCGAGTCTTTTTCTTCAATTTCTCCTGACATATATCTAAGTTCCATGAAATACGAGGCAGAGCCTATTGGCAGCATGTATTGCGGGCTTTCTCCTTATGTCTTGCAAGCTGTCAGCTTTGCCTTTTCACAAGATGAGGAAGTTGTTCAACAGCAGGAACAGATCACATATGACAAATTTTACATAATAAAACTGAAGAATGGCAAAAATGTCGTGATTAACTTGGAAGACAAACCCGAGGCTAATTATTATGCTGGGCCTTTCAAATCCTACGAAGATGCGATGAATTTCCAATACAAGCAAAAACAAGATATAGAGGTTTCACATAATATTGGTTATGTTGTCAGACGAGATCAAGGTTACGAGCAAATTCCAATAATCAAAAAAGTACATAGCAATCTTCCAAATTTGGAAACAAACGCAAAAACTTTGACTTATTCCAATAACGAAGATAGTTTATCCTCTGGGCTTCCAAAACTTGAATCAAGTGGCATGGGATCGAAGGAAATTTTCAACGACCTATCAGTCAATAATCAGCCCCAAACTATAGAAATAGAATATCCCAAGTCAAATCTTCCAAAACTAGACAATATTGTGAAGATTGTGCCAGTTGATTCACATGTGACCATAGATACCAAGGAATTGATGGAATAATACGAGTCTTTTCCACATAAATAAGTCAAGTTATTAATCAAATAACTCATATATGTATGGCGAAAAAAGGCGTGAAAATTGTCGGAATCATTTGTACCAAAACCTGTTTATCCACAAGAAATAGACAGTGATTATACATTATTCAAGGTGTACAATACCTCTGAAACAACAATTTCACAAGACTTAAATCCGTTTGAATCAACGATATACATTGAACCAGTTGATGCTGACAATAATGAACTTTGGGCCAATAATGGTTTTGCGAACATAAATGGCGAATTGTTGTATTACGATTCGGTTACCAAAGATCCAATTACAAACAAAGTCACGATATTACAAAATTGCATAAGAAATCTTGGCGGTAAAAAACCGGCATACAACCCTTCTGGCACTGATATTCGTGGTTTCGTAATTGCCGAACATCACAATCAAATAGCTAGATCAATAACCAATATTGAAAACTTTATCGGCTATCAAGAAAATCCAGATAAAGCCACTTTGGACTGGCGAATCAGAAATATGGCTCTGCAAAGTCCCATAGTCGATGATTATGGATGTCCAGATGTAAACTTCTCATACTTTATTGTTTCTCAAGATAGTTTGATCGGAACTACGATCAACTACAATCTAGACATTATTGGCACAAATTATGTTTTTGAGATTCAGTTCGGTGATGGCAAAAGCACTACAACAGAAAAGAACGGTATACATGTTTATGCTCCAAACACAATAATTGATCCTATTGTCAGCGTTACTACAAATACCTGCGAACAAGCTGTTAGCGGATTAATAAGAGAACAGGGCGATCAACCACAAGGTGCAGTGGCAGCAGTTGCATTTGAGGTATTGATTCCAGAAACTCCAACTCTTCCAGACATTAATGCTGATGTTGAAAATATTGTCCCAAACAACATTCTGCAACCACCTATTATATTCCCTTGCATAGGAAGTGATTTCGGGCCAATATCAATTCCTTCGATTATCAATATTGAACCACCGATCAATCTGCCTAGCACAGTCAGATTCGCTGACTTACCTGCAATTACAGATTTTATTGAAGTTGGTCCTATAGGAAATATTCCCAGCACTATAACAGTATCGCCTGCGTCAATTACTGGCACAATAGATTTGGAATTCGGGGGACTGTGTGTCACATGTTTTCCTGAAATAACAGTGACAAATGGAGTAGCGACAAATTATCCAAGACAAACTCCAGCAGAATGTTGCGATAGCAGTTCAGGTTCATCAAAAATAAGTAATTTACAAGTTGTTGTACATGATTTAAAACTATCCGGTAATACAGATTATGGTTTTATCAAGATGCTTCTTGAAAGTCCTTCTGGCAAAACATGTTTGTTGATGGGAAGTGCTTCTGGTACTAGTAATTTAACCGATACAGCAACTCTGACATTTAGTGACGCAGCTACAGATACAATTTACAGTAAATTTGTAGGTAGTGGTACATACAAGCCTAGTCCTAATGGCAATCAAAACAGCAGAACAGCAGGCAGGGCTAATCTTGCTGGAAGTGCGCCAGCACCATCTTATGGCACTCTGTTATCAAATTTTAATGATGATACTTTGGGTGGTGGTAGATGGAAATTATGGCTTGTATCCGGCAACACATCCATGACTGTATCTATAAATAAAGTTTGTCTGAAGGTTGCTTACGGTGCAAACAATAAGTGTTTTACTCCTATTTCTCCAAGCACGCCAGCAACACCGGCTACACCGGCTACACCGGCTACGCCAACAACACCAACGCCTGTTTCTCCAGTAACTCCAACTACAATACCCAAGCCAGACGAAAGAGAAACCGGATACAATCTGTGTAGTGTTCTTGCGGAATTGCCTACTTTTAATAAAAATATAATTTCTTACAACAATGGCGAATTTACGATAAGAATCACAGAAAATTACAAAAATATATCAAAGTTTGTTCGTGTATCTAATTACTTATGCCCAGATGGCAAAACAACAATTCCCAACCCTCCAACTGTTTGGCTATGTCCTCCTAATACTGGCACTTGTGATTATGAAATTGAATTTTCAAAATCTGTCAATAATATTATTTTTGGAGTCGCTGGTTCTGGATTAGCATCTACTGCCGGATACGAAATCTATTCTTTTACAAATAATACAGGTTCTACTACATTGTCATTGCCGGGAATACAATGTGGATCAAGTGTTTCTGGGAACATTCTTACGACAGGAGGCACAGGAACTGGATATTGGGGTAATGCTTATGTAAAAGTAACAGGTAGTCAGCAATTTACAAAATTAAGAATTCAGTCCGATAAAGCTTATTTACTTGCTGGTTCTATATTCTCAATTTGTGTTTCATCTGTTTCCCCTCCAACGCCATCGGCAACACCGGCAACGCCAGCAACGCCAGCAACGCCAGCAACGCCAGCAACGCCAGCAACGCCAGCAACGCCAGCAACACCGGCTACACCAGCAACACCATCGGCAACTCCAGCAACACCGGCTACACCATCGGCAACTCCAGCAACACCGGCAACACCGGCAACACCGGCAACGCCAGCAACGCCAGCAACACCGGCAACACCGGCAACGCCATCGGCTACACCATCATCTGATCTTGGAAGATGTTTTTTTCGTAAAGTTGATGATAAAACCATAGAAAAAGGGTTTAGAAATATAGGGGTTATCAATACTATTTCGTGTTCTGGGGACTGCCGAGTTTTTTATGGATATGTCCCTGTAGGTTCAAGATTAGAAAATCTCTCAAGTATTTATAATTGTGGCCCATGTTTTGGATTTATTTTAGGTCCGAACGGAGGAGGTTTTGCAGTTACATCTACAACTGTCAAAGATATTGGTTCAATAAATAGCCTTGATGAGACGACATTAAATAGACCCCTTTTTATAACGACTATTGTTCCAGATGGTAAACGAATTCGTATAAGATCGCAGTCATATGATAAAGATAATAATTATCTCAATGACCAAGTAAAGCACGGATTTGGCGTTATTCCCCAAGTAGGCGAATTGGTAGGAGGACCACTAATTTGGTCTGGCGGTCCATGTTCTTTGTACAGTGACAATTGGGGTATAGATAATACTCCGGGATTCCTAGACTATACATATTTTATAACTACCCAAGGCGGTGCTTTTTCTTATCTAGGTAAAATTTATTCATCACATGCAGATTTCGTAACTGGATTTTCGAGAGTCACGGAGCAACCAAGAGGACTTTGGCCAGCTGTCCCAGTATGGAAGCATGTTTTAACTGGTGCCGGGCCTGCTGCACCAATCTACCAAGTTATAAACAGAACAGATCCATATTTTACAAATTATTGTGATTTAGAAGGGTTCGGTCCCGCACCACCTGTTCCTTTTACCATGTACGAAAAAAATGCTACATCAATATCGGATCAAAAATTGAATTTAGAAAATTATATTATCAATTTGTTTCAGACAAATACGGCATATATTTCTGGAGGATCTACTATCCTCGATGCCACAGATGGTTCAACCCAAGCATCTTCCAGCACTTATAAATTTAACTTCAATTTAGAAACTCAAACGGCAAAATCTTCCGCTGATTTATCAACAGCAAACTATAATTTATCTGGTTGTTCCGGCAATAGGTTATCTGGATATTTTGCAGGAGGACAAAACAATATTGTTTATTCTTCGCTGCAAAAAATAAATTATTCGTATGATCAAACAAGCACATTGCCTTCAATATTAGATAAAGGCTTACAAGGCTTGAATGCATTGACAGACTTTACGGATAGAGGATTGTTTTTAGGTGGATTGGATTCAAACAATAATTTTTCTTCAAGCATAAATATATTGCAATATTCCACAGATTTAATTACTAATTATTTGGGCACTGCTTTGCCTTACAATCTGTCGTATGCAACTTCAATATCGGCAACTATTTCAAATGGATATGTTTGCGGAGGATCAACTTCTACTGTAGTAACGAGATCTCTTAAGGTAAATTATTCAACACTAACCTTAACAGAATCTCTTCCAACAAGTTTGAATACAGCATTGCAAGGAACTATTGGTCTTGATGGCCAAGGCAGCAAAGGTTTTCTTTTATTTGGAGCGAACGAAGTTGTTACAGCTAACGCTTATAAAATTAATTTTTCTAATGATGTTTGCAGCGTTTTAACAGATGTAAATCTTACTAATCCAAGATGTTTTGGTGCTGGCATTTCAGACAGAGACACAAGAGGATTTGCTCTAGGAGGAAAGCAAAATACAAACTTCAGTAATTTGATATTCTCCCAAGCAGATAAATTTGATTTTGGAACGGAAACAGCTTCGGTTTCTACATCGGCCCAACTTATCAAGCCTTTGTCTAACATGGTCGGAATTAGTCCATGTCAACCAATTTTGTCTGTAGGACAAACAGGATACGCTGCTGGTGGATACAATACCGAAATATTAAGCCAAGGAGAAAGCATTTGTTATGATAGCGACACAACATTTATAAATGCTTCACTTTCTTTACAAAATCCTAATCAAAATCTTACTGGTCTTTCCGCCAATTGTGATTACGGTTATTTTGCTGGTGGCAATACTGGAACGCTAACAAAAAATATTCAAAAAATTGTCTACGGCACAGGACAAGTAACAGGCGTAATAATATCAGAATTGAGTTCTAGTCGTGAAAGTTTATCTGCTTTATCAAACAACATAGATGCGGGATATTTCTTGGGAGGAAACACAGGAGCAGCGGTAAACAATATCGATAAAATTACTTATATAACAGATATCACATCTGCAAGCCCATCAACTTTGTTACAAGCAAGATATGGCGCATTCTCAACAAATCAATTCAACATAAAGGGATTTATTTCTGGGGGAAGCACAGGAGTATCTTCTATTTCAACATCAGAAAAAATCAATTTTGTGACTGATGTAGTTTCCGCAGCATCCATGTCATCGCTTAGTGTACCAAGATCTTTTGGATCAAGTATTACTTATGCAGCAGATGCGGGATTAATGCTTGGTGGTGTTAACACAACAACATACTATGACATATCTGAAAAATTATCATTTAGTAATGAAGTTGTTTCGGTCGTGGCTTCCGCTACGCTTTCTGCCAATTTCGCTTACACAGCTGGGATGACTAACGGATTTTCAACAGGCTATGTTACAGGGGGATCAACATCTAATACTACATTTAGCAATTTAACACAAAAAATTTCTTTTAGCAATTTGACTACATCCAACTCTGCAAGTGCAAGTTTGTGTACTGCAAGAAAATCACATGCTTGCGTATCATCTTTCTGCAATTATGATTATCAAAACTCCAGTCATATATGGATGCCAAACAGTAAAAACCAAGGGTATTTGAATTATCAGAAAATATATCATGATACAGATGTTTCTTCATACAGTACTCAGAGTCAGCTAATCGATCCATCTGACTTCACTGACTACCAAAATATAATAACTTGTTCTGGTAATGGCGATGCTGGTTATTTGAGTTTGTATTACTCATCGGGAGACACATCTACATTTAGGTTCCTGAAATTCAATTATGCAAACGAAGTATTGGAAACTATTTCCGCCAGTCTTGAAAAAGGCTATGTGGCAAGCGTTTATTCTTGTGGATCTTTGGGTTATTTTTCTGGAGGAATTGATCCTTTTGGAGAAGGGACATATCTTAATAAAACAGATTTAATTATTTATTCCAACGATACTTTGTATGCTGCCACAGCTGCTGATTTGTCAGAACCGAGATATGGTGCATCTGGCATATCAAATTCAAACATAGCTGGCTACATCCAAGGAGGATATTCAAGAGCACCTGTAAAAACAGCTGACAAACTTAGTTTTTCAAACAATACAACATCTAGGGTATCTACGGCAGACCTAAATTATGGAAGATATAAGGCTGCTGGTTGTGATGGAAATGCTGGTAAAGGTTATGTAGCTGGAGGATCAAGTTCCGGCACATACTTGAATCAAATGGAATTCACGCTTTATTCCCAAGATATAAATTTTACATCAACAACTGCTTCGTTGACTGTGGCAAGAGATAATTTGGCTGCTAGCACAGATCGTTTCAGTAAAGGATATTTCTCTGGTGGGTATTCTGGGGCTAGCGTTGGTATAACTGAAAAGATAACATATTCCCAATCAACTTTGTCACAAATTAGTACTGCTAATTTGTTATATGAGTCTTCTATTGCTGCTGGTATGTCGCCTAATAGGGGATTAGCTAATGTCGGCAACAGATCTTACTTAGTTGGCACCAATTCTCTTAGTGCTAACGGTGGCTTGATAGCGACAAGTTGTACTTTTGATTTTAATTCATCTACATTTGCGAACAGTTTGTCTAATTTATCATTTAACAATGCTAATTCATATGTTGATCAATCGCCAATCAATCATCTCAATGGTATTAGTAATGGTAGCAAGGGCATAGTCCAATGGTTTACTTGCACAGCAAAAATACATGATGCATTTAATGGAGCGGAAAATGTGTGTGTCGGCCAGCATTCCGAATTTAATTCAATTAATTTAGGAACTGGAGTTGCGAGTTATCTGTATGCAAATCCAATGGCTTTAGGAGGATTTGTAGTATCTTTGGATGGTAATTTATCTAAAGGATATTTTACGGTTGGTGGATCGAACGACTTGTACAATGGGTCTACCGACATAAATCTCTTAACTCACAGATATGCTTATCTTACAGACACGCTTTCCTATGTGGATGTGGCAAATTTGCAAGTAAGAGCAAATGGAAGAACTGGAATAAGTGGTGATACAGAAAGCTCCTACCTTACTGGAGGGTATAATTTCTTTAATACACAAATATACGAGCCATATTTTGGATGTAATCTTCCAATATTTACAAATATTATAGAAACAATAACGCACGCAACTGATGTTTGTAGGATTTTGCAGGCATCGGTGTTGCAACAACCACAGGCTAATAGTGCCAGCGTATCTAAAATAAATTTGAAAGCATATATTGCAGGAGGACAAAAGCTAGAATTTGGTGGCTACGATAATATTCAAAATTCCTGTAGACCAACCACTGTAACAGTTGTGGCCAATACTGAACTATTCAATTTTGCAACTAGCAGTTTTTCCACGCTGACATCGGCAAATTTGAGTAATCCATCTGTTGATGCCTCTATGTCAGACAGATATACCAAGGGTTTCTTTGTAACTGGCCAACTGATTGGTGGAGAATCTATTCAGCTGCAATCAATAAATTATTCAACTGATGTTTCTTCAACTAGCAATTACTCCTTTGGAGAATTTTTCTCCGGAAATATGTATCCTCAAACAAGTGTTGGAGAATTTTCGTACTATTTCAACGACAACCCAACTACAGAACCGGCTCTATCATCATTTAATGAAGGATCAATAAGTGTTATAAATGAATCTGTTGGTAGCAAATTTATGTATGCAACTGAAACATGGAGAAACACGGCAATAAGCGACATATATGTAGGTTCTGGTCGTGGTTGGGGCAGCACATCACCTTATGATGGATCAAAAAATCCTGCGTACTTATCTGGCAATTCAACAAAAGGTTATATAGAACAGACCAAGATAATGTATTCGACGGAAGTTTCCAGCAAATTAACATCGAACATCACAAGTTATGTTTTCAACATAGCTGGATTTTCCAACGGAAATACGGCTGGATACATTACAGAGTGCGGTGGAATTTACGGATCAGATTTGGCTCAAAACTATGTTCGTGTAACCAACGCTCCAATATCAAAAATGACTTATGGTAGTGACACACCATCAGCTTTTTCTGGCACTATACCTGTATCAAACTCAGCTTTCTTGAGCGGTTTTGCAACCCTTTCGTATGCTCAAAATAAAGCCTTTATAGTTGGAGTTGCTAAAGCCAATAGCAACACTGTTCTTCCAGTAGCACAGTTTGATTACACCACAGAAACAGCATCTACCATCAATCTGACAGGCACTACAGCATGGAATAGTTTTGCAACAGGATTCAAAGGCAGACCTTTGACAACTCAGTTTGATGGCATAGCATCTGGTTACATAAAGGCATATAACACAACAACTTATGATAATAGTGAATTGTATAAAAATACTTTCATCAGTAGTAGTGTAACGAAGATAAACTATACTTCGAATACTTATTCCATCATAAATTACACACAGCCAGAGGTTGGAGATGGTGGTGGTGATTTTGAAAATCGTGACATTTGCGGATATGGATCATCAAGTCCTATCCAAATAAAGTGCATGATAAATGGAAGTGAGACTATATGTCAAAGACCTGTGCCTTACATATTCAAATTTAATTATGTAAATGAAACATTTATAGCAATTACTTCCGACATGTATCTGAATCCAGTCAAATATCTTGACGAACCTATAGGCAGCACATATTGTGGTCTATCTCCATATCCTGTTGAGAATATCAGTTTTGCATTTCAAGATGAAAGCCCTCCCATGTTTAGCATGGCTGGATTACAAGATAAATTTTATATTATTAGTCTTAAAAACGGCAAAAATGTAATCGTAAATCTGGAAGACAAGCCAACTAACAACTATTATGCCGGTCCTTTCAAGTCATATGGGGATGCTGCAAAATTTCAAGCCAATCATAAACAAGATGTTGAGATTTCTTATGACATCGGTTATCAAGTAAAAACCGACATGGGATATAGACCACATCAAAAAACAATAAAAATACATAGTAGTTTGCCAAACCTTGAAACAAAATCAAATAATCAAAATTTATCTGAAAAAGAAATTGTTTCTTTTGGTTTGCCTAAAATTTACCATTCAGGCATGGAATCCAAAGAAATAGAAAATGATGTTTGGGAAAAACCAAGTAATTCTGGTTTGCCGAAACTTGAGAATAAAGTGAAAATTATTCCATTGGATTTATCTGTTACTATCAACAAAGACGAACTTATTGGCGAATAAATGAATTTGAAAAAAACGGGTGTGAGGACTTTTGATGTTGCAAACTATTTGACTGAGGAAAAAGTTCAAATAGTGATAAAAAAACATGCAAACAGGAACGAGTATTTAAAAGTAAACAATTTGTGGGTAAGAAATTTTAATAGACAACATGTGTCGCCTAAGGATATTAATACTTTTTATACTGAAGAAGAAACAAGAGAATTGATTCTTAATGAAGTTAAAAACGCAAGATTAAATTTGCCAAATATAGCTGACGAAGCATTAACATATAGAAAACTTATAGTTGTGTCCGATGGTTTTAATTTTAATCAACATTCTGATGTATTAAAAATAATGCCAGCCGATACATGTCTAATAACTGTTAATCAAGCACAGAGACTTTGGGCTGCATCAATATTTGCTAATTTTTATCTGACTGTAACTACTGGCGAAAACGCAGCGTCTGTACTATCGGAGAGGTCTTTCCCAAAACTCATAGCTAGCAGGAGAGTCCATCATCATTTTCTTTGTCACTATAAAAACTTAATTTATTTCTACGATCCAGTTCCAGATGTAACATATCAGAGCAAATCTGCGAAAGAGTCTTTGTTGTTAATAGATGATTATAGAAATCCAATTTGTGCGTGTGTTGGTCTTGCCAATCACTTCAAGGTTAAATCTCTATATCTTGGTTTTTGCAGTCATGCTTTCACGGAAGAAAGACCGGGGACAGTCAAGATAGAGGAAGGAATATACCAATACCCGCAGCAAGTTTTGGCAGATAAATTAGTGGATGCTAATTTATTTTGGTTAAAAGCTGCCAACCCTGAAATTCAAATTTATCACACTGGCATAAAAAAATCTTTCATGTTTGCTAAATATTTAGAGAAAGATTTATTTCAAAAAGCGTTGTATTTATGAAAAGTATAAAACCAAATTTGTGGTCGCCATCATTTATGAATGAATTCAAAAAATGGATGGCAGAGCATGAAACAAGAGCTGACGAGATTTCAATAGGCAAACATGTTGGAACAAACTTAGATTTAAAACATTTGATTGAGAGAATTGAATGTGTTGAGTTAGAAGGAAATGCTGTTTCTCTGGCTAAACATTTCATCAAAAAAGGTGGCATGGTGCATGAAAGCACCAATGAAAAAGTATTTATAAAAACAAAAAAGGGCAGTTTTTACCTGCCCAAGAGTGATGTTTACGAAACCGACCTTTGATTTACTTGTCGGATTTTTCGATTTTAGGCGCAACTTTTGTTTTGGGCATAGGTTCTCCTGTTGCAGGGCATGTGGCATCCTCCAAAGCTTTGTGGTATCCACGCTCATATTCTGCGTTGGCAAGCTTTTCAGACTGATCAAGTCCTGAATGTAGTCCCTTGTGAAAAGAAGCTTGTGAGAGCAAACTTAAAAAATTAAAATTCTTTTCCAAGTCGATAGGGGATTTAGTGCCCAAATCTATAATCTTTTCAACTTCTTCCTCCGTAAGTTTGGCTGGAGAATTCTGCATCATAAGGATGGCATCAATTTTACCATCCATTTTAGCAGCCTGTCGAGTATTATCAATATCACGACTGGTGAATTGGAAATCTCCAGCATTTCTACCCTCATCATCTTTGAGTGGGCGAGGCTTTACTTGAGTAGAGTTTTCGTTACTACCGGCAAATTGCTGATAGAACTGAAACATGTTCAGCGACATGGAAACTGATACACACAAAACCAGCCAGTTGTTAATTTTCATAACGGCTCCTTACTTCTTTTCGGGTGTAGTTTTGATCACTTCTTGTTTCTGTTGGTTATCAGCAATTTTATTTTGGGAATTAATAAATTCCCTGAGAGCAGTTTTAAAATCTTCTTTGCTTTCCAAGATATTATTGATGCTTTGCAAGTAGTCTGCCCTGCCCTTTGTCAAGCCAGCAGCATAGCCTTTTTCGTATTCAAGTTCTCCAACAAACTTGGATTGCTCTAATCCTCTTTCGTAACCGCCATGCCATACAGCACTGTATTCGTTTTCCTGAGGGGCAGCACGATAAGCAACAGAAAGAATGCCTTCAAGTTTTCCTGTTTGTTTGGCATTCTCGACAGTATTGTTTCTCAGACCCTCCATGTAGCCAAGAAGAACTTCGTTGAGTGCATCTTGGTTGATACGACTTCTATCTCTGTTGACTTCGTTAAGAAAAGACTGTTTGTCAGTTTTGTAGTACTGAAGGATATTCATGCCAAGTGATGTTGTCAAAATAACTCCAAGTCCTGCCCCAATGATTGTGGTCAATCTCATGGTAAAACCCTCATGGTTGGTTTGCGGGATTGCAATAGGCATTTATATTAACTATCAGAAAATTTCTTCTTTTGCAACATTATTTTTGGTTGCTGGTAAAAAGTTTTTGCCACAGGCTGATTGCTTGTAAAGAATTTTGGAGCCATGTGCCTTGGCAAGTTGTCGTATTTCCTAGCAATAAGCTTATTTCTAAAATCAGAAAAATCAGAAAAGTCTTCTACAATTAGCTCCCACATCATTTTTTTATCAAAATAATAATTTTCAAGTAGAAATTTTTGTTCCTCGCTTAATTGCAAAGCTGAAAAATTGCTTATTCGCATAACATTACTTTTTTCTTGAGAGTTGTTGAAAATCCCCAAAAGTTCAACCGCTTTTTTATCCCTACGAGCCATGTACAGGTATTGCATTTCATTTTCCTTTTAGAAGTAACTTAAAAAGTTCCTCCAGTAATATTTCCCTGAACACATCATCTTGACCAAATGCATTTGCAAACTCATTTAATGATTGTTCTGTATCTTTTAAAATAATTTCAGGCGAGGGTTTTTCGTTCATGGTATCCATAAATTTTCTTTCAAAAATAATGAATAATTTTGCGATTATCTATGCTGGAACAGATTTGACTGTCGCAGCAAAAATGGTTGCATTAAAATCAAACATTCTCAAAGTTTATCCAGAAATCAATCTTTGGTATGTATTTGACAAAGATATTAAATATTTTTTCCAAGAATTTCCTTTGGTAATAGATTTTAATACTTATGAAGAATATAAAAATAATTTCACTAAAATTTTCAAATTGGAAAGCAACACAAAAACGGACTGCATTGTAGATTTATGCAATGAAAACAATATTAATCTTTTTATTTCGAAATCTAAAATAGAAAAAATAAAAAATACGGCGTTGATTACAACAAATACCAGAAAAGACTACATACAAGAGTGTCAAATAAAGTTTCCGAACAAAATGGTTGTTGATCCTAATTTGCAAGAAGACGGATATTTATTTGATGCTATTGTTGGAAAAGAAAGCATGGACCTAATAGCTTGTGCTGCTATGGGCAAGAAAATATATATTTTAGAATCTAATTTGGGATTTAATTCGTTCCAAAAAATGTTCCCAGATTCAGAATTATTTGAAAGTGTGAATAATAGATAGCTAGAGATATTTCGTTAAGGAGCTAATATGAGTGTATTTCAGGTTCAACTAAACAACTCAAAGCAAGGTCTGTTGGATATTGATCCAGCAACAGGATCGCAAGAAAATCCTTCTATTCAAAGAACAATGTATGTTCCCGGTCCTAACAAGATCAACCGTGAGCTACAGGATGGCGCAACATTTACAGATTGTAACTACTGGAAGCGATTTGCTTATCCTCAGGTTTCTCTTGAACAAGCTATCGTCACAGTTGTTACTGATGATGGTAGCATTTGGTCAGATGTGGAATCTGAAAATACTTTTCCTGCCGTCTATAGCACTACTTGTGCAGCTGGCAGTAGCTATGCAGCCAATACTATTGACATTATAGGAGACACAGGCAGTTATGCTGTTTTTACACAACTCAAAAACACAAGTTCTGATGATGTAACTGTCAAACTCAACGGCCTGTCTTCCGCAATTTTTACTCTAGATGCCAATAGCACACAAATTTTCAATAATGGCGATTTGACTTTGACATCAATTGCTTTTGCCAATGCATCAGGCAGTTCAGTTATAGTAGAAACAATTTTGAGCGTTAAGTCTTCCTGCAACAGCTGAAAATTACAAAAATAAATTTTAAAAAGGGAGAGTCACGCTCTCCCTTTTTTTATTTTGACGAAACACTTAATCTCATATTAACATGCAAATGTTTTTCAATAAGTCACAGGAAACATACAACATCAGTCTCAAGAAATTTTCTAAAATTAAAAACAAAATATGTATTTTAAGGACTTGCGGGGGCTTGGGCGACATAATTAATATGCGTATGATTTTCGAGGATATAAAAAAGCTTTATCCTCAATTTCATATAACTTGGGCCTTGCCAAGCAATTATTTTGCTGCTGCCGAAAATCATCCATATGTTGATGCGGTTGTACATTGTGGCGATTTGGATAGAAGCGAATATTTGCAAATTTACAATTTAACTAATGCGTGTACAAGATATGAATGGGCTAAAGGCAAGGATAATGATAAAAATCGGGCTGACATATGGGCAGAGCATATCGGAATAAAGCTGCATAGTTATAATACGCACATGCCGTCTTATTATTCTGAATTTGAAAACATAAAAAGCAAACTTAAAATGATCGGTTGGGATGGCAATAAAAAACTAATAAGTTTTGCTCCAAGATCAGCTTTAGCAGTTAAAAATCTGACACAACAACAAGTGGAATACATAAAAAATTTAACTAAGGATTTTTTTCTGGTGATAGTTCACAGTTATCCAATATTGGAATTTGTGCATCTCGGTATACCCATGTTGACTGGTATGCCATTAAAAGAGGCAATAGCTACTATTCAGCTATGTGATATGAACATTTCGACTGACACAGGCATCATGCACATAGCTGGAGCGTATGGAAAACCAAGTATGGCAATTTTTTCGTATACCAATGGCTACAACATAGCGAAATACTATAAAAATGCTAATATTGTACAGAAGCATATTATTGATAATACATCAACTTGTGGTCCATGCAACAATTATTACAATTGTACTGAATCCGACAATCCTGAAAGTAAGCCTTGCATGACAACCATAGGGCCAGATATGCTTTCGAAAGGATGGAATAAACTCCTAGAAAATTACACTAAATATATAAATAACTAATTCTCAACACTAGTATAAATTCAACATGGCACAGCTAATTAAACCCGGAGATGTGAAAGTAATAACCAAAGATGGTCAGATAACTGTTCAATTGCAAATTGATCTGAACATAAATTTGAACCAAACCGGGACCGTAAGCGTTTCATCTGATGGAGAAATAAAATCTAGCACGAAGACAGTTTCGGCTGAAGAAGAACCTTCTTGGGCAATACCGGATTTCGGCAATACCAAGAAAATTAAATTTGGCAAATAAGAAAGGCAAAAGATGAATCAATTTGTTGGATATGATGCTGGAACATACACGGCTGTTTGCTGCAAAAGAGACAAAAACAATAATTTTGTCTATAGGAAAGAGATTAACGCATTTCTGGAACTTCCATTAGAGAATCGTTTTGTATTTAACATGATGAAACAGGCAGGAGTTCCTCTTATTGAAAGAGAAAATGTCGCTTATGCTCTGGGCGAAGCTGCTGTCAACATGGCATATACCCTGCCTACCTTAGAACTCAAACGACCCATGAAAGATGGGTGCGTCAACCCCAAGGAAAGAGACGCATTTCAGATCATGAGCATCATGGCTCATAGTTTAATAGACCCAATCGAAAAAGATGGCGGAAAGTTGTATTACAGCGTGCCTGCAAATGCTATTAATCAAGAAACTGATGCCGATTATCATTCCAAAGTCTTGGAAGCTATTTTCAAAAGCTACGCATCTGACGAGGGCAACAAGATTGAGCCTAAGCCAATCAACGAAGCTTTGGCTGTCGTTTACGCAGAACTAGGCAAGAAGGCGTTTACCGGCGTTGGTGTGTCCTGTGGGGCCGGAATGATAAATGTTTGTTATGCCATGTATGGCAATCCAATTTTCCAATTTGCTATCGTTAATTCCGGTGACTGGATTGACAAGCAAGCAGCGAAGGCAACTGGAGAAAGTCCTACCTTCATTAACAAAGAAAAAACTAAGGTTGATCTGACCAAGAACCCAGAAACATTAGTTGAAAGAGCTATAATTACCCAATATCGTCTGATGATTGAAAAAACGATAACAGGTATCAAAGAAGGCTTGGCAACTTCAAATAAAGCTGTCAAGGCAGAAAATCCAGTAGATTTTGTTGTGGCCGGTGGCACATCTATGGCCAAGGGATTTGTTGATATTTTCTCAGAATCCCTTAAGACAGCAAAGTTGTCGATTCCTGTTGGAGAAGTGATAAGACCTGCCGAACCACTTTTTAGTGTAGCGAAGGGTTGTTTGATAGCTGCTGAAGCAGCTGGTTAATGAAACGATGAAACGATGAAAGGTAATTATAATGTCAAAAGATTTGGTTCCAAGAAATGTCCACGATTTAGGTGTAGCAGCATATATTCTTATGCAGGCTTATCAATTAGGGGGTCGTAGAGATAAGACATTTATTTTCAATGTCCATAAGGATAAATTGGTGGAATTTGAAGATTTGAAAACATCATATCTCTTCAGCGAATTTCACTATTTTGATCACTGCCTTATGGGTTTGAAGAAACTTGAAGAATATCCCTTCGGGATAAATTCAAACAAGTTTGTAACAGATTTGGGTGCTGCTGCTTTTTTGCTGATGCATAAGTTTAAGCTGATAGGCAAAAAAGGCCGTGCATTTTATTTTGATATCAATAGTAAAGATGAAGAAAAACAATTCGATGAACTTAATTTGCAATATGCCACTTCTGAATTTCATGACTTTGATTCGAAACTAATGTCGTTGAAAAAAATTGGCGAATTTGTTCGTTGATAAATAGATATAATATGGGAATCAACAAGCAAATTACTCAATACATAAGAGAGGCAGACGAAAGTGCTACCACAGCACCATCTGCAACTCCCAATCTAGTATCAGTTGATGATATCAAGAAGATGAAAGACGAGCTAAAAAAACTTGTTGATGCTCATATTGTAAATCTAAAATTGTCGCTAGTCAGACCCCCAACTACTAAAAGAGGCTTTTTTAGCACTATTAAAAGATGGTGGTCAAATATATGGCATGGCCCATATAACAGAGCCAGAAATCCATACTATTACCAGAATCTTCTGGGTTCTCTTGGCGACAAGAATGAAAACTATTTGCCTCTGGAGCATTACAACTTGTTGAAAAAACACAGTGAAGTGCTTGAAGAAGCAGTTGATGTAGGCGCAAGTGTTAGTGGCATTCGTTTAGTATCACTTATAGATCAGTGGGCTATTCAATTGAAAAAAGCATTGGACGAGCTTATAGACAATTGTATTGACGGTAAAGGTTGCTCATTAAAATCACTGACTCCTCCAGTTGAAGTAACTGAGAAAAAACCAGAGCTAGAGGCTCCAGTTGTAACACCAAGCGGAGCACCTAGAACTACTGCCGAAATGCCAGAACCACCAACTAGTTCGCCAGCAAAACCAACTGGATTGACAAAAACCCAGATTGAAATTGAAAATCTGTTGAAAAAATTAGAAAACATGGGTGGTCAAGCTGAAGAGTTTGTCAAACAGTACAGGATGGAAGATAGAGGCAAAAACTACAGGAAAATCAAAAATAAATTAGATCAATTTTTTAAGACTTTTTTGGGCAATTCAGCTTTATTAAATAGGAAAAACTACGCAGATAGTCTAATTGATTTGTTTGTTGAAGATGACGAAAATTATAATTATTTGCCTTCTCTTTCAGAATACAATGAAATACCAAAGATATCTTTTGCAAAAGATACCACATTCTACGAAAAAACTCTTACGGTGCTTGAAAAATTAAGAGCTTGAAATAAATTCTCTAAATTCATCAACAGAATCTGGCAAGTCAATTGTCTTGTCTTGTAAATGTTCTGCACCAACAACTACATCTATTTTCTGCGGAATGTTAATAGTTTTGGGTTCTTCAATTCTTGCAACATTCACTTGCTCAGTGATATTTTGCGACTTTTCTTCTTCTTCTGCTATTACCTGCTCTTCTGCTATAGACAATATCTTATCATAAAATATGAAAGTCATACATTTGCTTGCAGGATGTTCATACCAAATTCCAAAATCATCTAATTTAACTAGCTTTCCTACAAAATAATTTATGGATTGCTCTTCATTAAAATTTCTGTTGATACTTGTGGTGAAAAATGTGACCATTTTGTTTTGAAAATACTCAAGACTTCTTATTTGTTTATCTGATAGCATAAGGGGTTTCACTTTCTAGCTCTTTTTCGCTTTTATCAATAAATGCTCTTAGTATTTTAGCGTTATGGTTGCACAAAAGTTCGTTCCAATCTTTGCAGCCAATAGGAGGCGATACAGTTGTCATTCTTTTAATTGGATTGATTGAACAGTATGCGTTTAGTTTTGAAAGCATATTTGCTATTGCTGATTGACCTGCATTGTCTGCGTCCAAAGCCAAACATATTTTGTATTGACTTAGATAAGATGCTTGTTTATCGCTTAGATTTTTGCCTCCGCAAGCCACAGCAGCCAAACCTGCTTTAGCCAACGACATGGCATCAAATTCTCCTTCGCATAAATAAATTTTTTCGCCTTCGTTTGGATAAGAAGTAAAATAAAGCACATCTTCCTTGCCAACTCCCGTTTCTTTTTCCGGCCCACGATATCTCAAATCGTGATCAACAATAGTTCTGCCATTGAAGTAAATAAGTTTATTATCCGGTGAATAATAGGGTATGATTATTCTTCCAAAATATTTGCCGCCGGAACAAAAATACAAACCTTGCGTGTCAAGTTTTCTCTTTGAAAGATATGCCTGACATTTTTGATACCAGTTTTCAGGGGATTTATTTATTAAAACCGTGTTGGGGGGAAGAGAGAGTATTTTCCAATCTATCTTGCCTAATAATTCGGTGAAATTTTCATCTTGCAAGTTATCATCAAAGTCAAGGCTTTCAATTGGTTTACCACTATTTTTATTTAATCCCAAAGTCTTAAGTGCAGTTTTAAGATCACACTTGTCAACAAGCATGACAAGACCGATTAATGTGCCTTTTTTTTCTGATTTCCAGCAATGATAGACACCACTTGGCACCCTGCCTTTGCCTCCATTAGGATTGCAATATAAATGGTGTTTTGAATCTGAATCTGCAAATATAGAATTTAGACGCACTTCTTGGCCAGCAACTTTGACATCGCCGAATCGACTCTCAGCCCAATCTACAAATGTGTCAAAATCTACTGCCATAAAAATTCCTCCTTCTTTAATTATAAATAATGCAAAATTAGTTCGCAAGGTTGTTTTCTACTATAATTTATTATGAGAATTGACCATTTAAGTGTAAGCAGAACTCAATGTTTTGATCTTTGTCAGCAACAATACAAATACAGATATCATCTCAAAGTTATTCCAGATAAGCCTGAGCAAATATATTTCATGTATGGCAAATTAGTCCATAAAGCAGCAGAAATGTATGTTGAGGAAAAAGGCAAGCGACCAATACAAGAAATTGGGAAATTACTTTTGAATGGCGAAATACCATTTGAAGGAACAAATAATTTAGCCAGACTGACTACAGAATATCACAATAAGTTTTGGAATCATTTGGCCAATATTCAAAAACTGACAGAAAAAGTCGGATTTGACGGAGAAATAGAATACAAAATCGAATACGATCTGGATTCACCTAACAAAAAAATATTGTTGGGATTTATTGACAGACTCATAATCAAAAACAATACGGCTTTGATTATTGACTACAAAACTAGCAAAGACAACGCATGGAGAAAAAACAAACAAACAATTAAACAAGATTTGCAAATGAACGCATACGCCTTTGTTGTCCACGACCAGTTTGGCATACCTCCAGAAAATATTCATGCAGCCCTGTATTATCTGGAAGGCGGTAAAATCGTCAGCACTAATTTTAGTTTAGAAAATTTAATGAAACATAAGGAGACTTTACGAAAAACTTTTCTTAAAATAGAACAGTTGCATGAAAATCAAGCATCGGCAAATGTTGGGAATCATTGCAACCGTTGTGATTATTCAGAAATTTGTCCTTTTTTCAGAAGAGAGTTTTAAATGTTTTTCAAGAATAAAGTAAAAACCAAATACAACAAAATCGTGGTGAACCACCAAGTCTTTCTAACACCAAGTCAGAGAAATAATGTTTACTACGGCGAAACCGTAAAGGTTGTTGGAATTTTGACCCAATATAAAGTTGTTGATGGACTTTACCCAATCAAACATAATGAAGTATTCTGCAATTACAGTATTTGTAGTAAAACAGACACTCTAGAATTCATCGAATGTCTTCCTGCTGAATATAGAATTAATTTGCCAGCTTACGATAGCGAAGGAAAATCAACTCAATATCCAGATATCGATCTAGTTGATATTCTTGACAAAAAACAAGGTGGCAGAGAAAGTATTTTTTTCGAAGCCATGTACACCGATAGCAAGAAAAAAATTCAGGGATTTCATAAAATAGAAATTAGAGACATAAAGTATTTTGAAAAAAGTCTTAATTTCATTAAGTTTTAGCAGTTTCTTAAAGCCATAGAGAACCTAACAGAGATTGTATCGCCAGCAGTTACGACCACATTAGATCCTAAAGGCACACTGGAATATAAGATGCCAGCCGTGCCAGATGATATATTTGTCAGGAACATATTTTTTACTGGTCCCCACGATGAACCAATTGAACTAAAAACGATAACTCCACTCTTGGCTTTTACTGTAGTGCCTTCTGTGACTATGGTAAATCCTGTGGTGGAGCTTACAGGCTGTCTGTTGTAACCGCCAGATGCTGGTTCGCCACTTAAATTAGATAATGTGTCAGTCACATTAAGTGCTGATCTATTATCAAGACCCAAATAGTAAATGCTAGGTATGTAAGGATTGATGGCTGGTCCGGGTCCACCTACGAATAATGCGCTGAGTATTTGAGATTCTCCCCCCAAATGTAAAATATTGTGGAGATTTTCTGCTTGATACAATACTTTATCGTCTCTGGTTACTTTAAACTCATCAACAATAAGAATTCCGTGCCAATCTTTTTTCATATGTACCCTAGATATATGTATGCTTGGATTTATGGAATATTTGACTATTTTGGAAGGCACACCTGACAGTTGGCTAACACCTTCTCCAGAGCCATTGAATTATTTATATAAAAAATATAAAGCCCCCACATCATGGGGAAATATTAATACCGGAGAAATGCCTCCTGTAGCAAAACCTAAAATTTTCGAAATACCAGCAAAAAAAGTAAGGAACCGTCAGTCTATCAAAATTGACGGCTCCAAAAAACTTAATAATCAATAGTTCTCCTCATCTTCCTCTTCTTCCTCGTCCTCGTCCCAGCCCTCATCTTCATCCTCGTTCTCATAGTCCCAATCGTAATCATCCTCTTCGTCTTCATCATCCTCTTCGTCTTCATCATCCTCTTCGTCTTCGTCATCGTCATCATCATCCTCTTCGTCTTCGTCCCAATCATCGTCATTGTCATCTTCATCAAAACCGGCAACCATGATGATAGGATCTAACTGAAAACTGCTAAACAAAATGTCGTTTAAATTGAATCTTGACATAATAACTCCTTAGCATTTCCCATTGTAATTTACAGAACTGCATGAACTATGATAGCGTAAATTGCATGATTTTTCAATTTGATTTACTGGAGTTTGCTGCGAATTAGCGCAACTTCCGTAAGTGCAACATCCTGAATTGTTTTGTTGTTTGTAACCTTTTCCGTATTCTGGATTACCGGGAATAGTGCTATTGTTAATAAAACAATCACAGCTGAAATGTTTTCTTACTAAATTGTTTTTGTTATCTTTAGTCCATACTTTGTCTTCTTCGTCGCCAAAAAGATTATTTTCCATGATGTAGGACAATAGTTCTTTTGCAGCCTCTACCGCTCCACTTACATCGAAACACAAATTACGAACCATGCCACTTTCTTCATTGATATACATTTCGTCAACTGCAAGTTGGACCTTAAGATTTCCAAATTCAGAATCATTCATAGCACTAATGTTTTCTGGAATAATTTCCGAAACACTCATAGATAGAACACATTTTTCTACCTTCAAATCATTATCCATATAAATTTCAACTTTTTCTTTACTTAAATTCTCTTTAGGCAGTGTTTGATCCGATAACATCGTAACCCTGAAAATATTCCTGCGATCAAATACTTTTTTGAGAATATCTTGATAAGATACAGCTTTTGCAACATCTAGTTTCAACCATGTTTGACAAAAAGTTTCATAGAAATTTGCACTAGCTGGCGCAACTTTGCTAGTTTCAACCAAAGAATCAAGAATATAATCTGTAGCATGTTGGAGACTACTAGCTGTCTTGCCAAGTTTCTCATAAATCTCAACCATCACATCATAAAAAACGCCACTCATGATCCTTGCAAAACTATGAGGCTCGTTAGCCAACCCGTCCCCGCTCACAATTTTGGGAAGGCTGCTGGGATTCACATACACAAAATCATTGCATGAATCTCTGAGGGCGGCTGAATATCCTAGATTTTTACCCATTTCTTCAGCCAATTTTGAAACAATATTTTTTTGTCTCAAATTTCCATTTGTTTCTTTCAATACATAATCGACAATAAGCTCATGTTTTAAAGTACAAATCATACTGGCAACATCACCAAATGCTTCATGAAATGACCATATTTCCATAGAAGCTACGCTGAAAAAATCTGGCCTCATGGCATCCAGAATAGCATGGCCAAGTTCGTGACTTACAATATCAGAAGACAAACAAGTGAATATCTCATTCTGTTGTTTTGTAAAATAAAAGAATTTCAAATTTTCTCTGTCATAAAAAGCATTAGCCTGTCTGCCTGCTAGGGGATCAACATTCAGAACATCCACAGCACACCATCTGCTCAAGTTGGTTTTAGGTTGGAAGATGTTGATTCCGTGGCAAAGCAAACCATAAACATTCGCAGCTTTGCCTTGCGGACTCTCAAATCCCTCTGTGGCACCTATATAAAATTTAACATTTAATTTAAGACGATCTGGAGACGGGTTCAAAATATTGACATATAGATTTGGATACGAAGGATCATTTACTAAATAAGCAACATTACCTTGCTTTATACAGAGCGGAGGATATTTTGCTATGTGCGAATCTTTTTTTGGCCAGACCAAATCACAAATAAATTCACAAAGTTTTTTGTAAAAACTCAATACTTTATTAAATATCCACATTTTACACCTCTTGGAGTTATGTATGAGTATAGAAAATAGAATTCAAGAACAAAGAACAAATGAAGCAATAAAAAAAAATTACATGGGACAAGAAGGAAAAATTTATCTAATAGCCAAATATGTCGGTCATGAAATAGTCAAAGACTCTGGGATATCTGAAGTTCTAGATTTTGATTCGATGTACGAAAATGATGATGATAGCTCCATACCAATATTAGACGAAGATGCATATAGTTTTGGATTGGGACATAATTATAATGGCCTAGAGCATGGATACCACATGGAAATCACCTGTTTAGATTACGAACAATCAATAAAGCTTTATTATAAGGGATTTTTAGTATATCACGAAGAAGGTGGCAATTTGATACAATTCATTCCAAATAAACTTTGGGAAGAACTCGTTGACAGGTTATACATTCGTGTTACAGAGATTTTGAAAAATAGAATGAAAAAATATGAAAAAGCAGAGCAGGCTGAGCTAGCCAAGCTTGAAAAAGAGGAGTTGAATAGATTAAGGGATAAATGGGGCGATATTATTTAATTAGGGAGGAGTGATTAAGTCTCCGCTTTGCAGTACATAAGGCGTTTCCATGACACCAACCAGATCAGATCCCGAATAGGTATAGTAAGTCTTTTTGGCAAGATCCCCTGCGGTAGCTCCAGCATAATATTTGATTTCTTGAGTAATAACGCCTCCGTTGTATGTTCTTTTGTAGAAGAAAAAGGCATCGTTCACACCTTGTAAAAGCTGCCAATCTGCTTTTGGAGACGCAGGATCAAATCCGGCAGCTGTAATAATAGCTTCATCTACTGAATCAGATGGATCTAATTCAATTATTCTATCTGGACCAAGATTGGGATAGTTAAATCGATTAGCTATAGTATATTTAGAAAATAAACTTGGAAGCTCTCTTACTGGAGCATTTTTGTTGAACTTTATAACAGTTTCGGCAGCTGAATTGGATATGTATGCTCTAAAAATACCTCTAGATGCCTTGCCTTTAATAAGAACTTTGGTTATGGGACCAGAAGAATTATTAGTCATATATGTCTGAGCAGTAAACAAAGCAGAAAAACTTGAATTGGCATTAAGAGCATTTGCTACTTCGCTGGCTTTAGTTGATGAAGCGGTGGCACCAGCTACATTTATGGATATGGGGCAATAATTGGAAAAATTTGTATCTATAGCATAATTTACTGTCAAAGAATTATAAGTTGAGAAATTATAAGGCTCTGCCAAGCCACTTAGCATGTAGTCGCTTCTGTTGGTATTTGCAGGTAGTTTGAAAGACATTTGATATTGTCTATCGGCTCCGAACAAAGTCGGTCTGAATTCAAAGTCGAAAACATTTTGGAAAAAAGCCATGTTAACCTCAGAAACTAGTAATATTTATTTATTTATGCCAATCGCAAAATCATTTTAAGATTATCTACATCCTTACGGCTCTTTTCCAATTGATCTTCGTAAAATATTTCCATCCATCTTTTTTCGGGTTCCTCCAAAAGATCGAGATTATCCCTCAACCTTATTGCGTAATTCATTACAACTTCTTCTTCCATCTTCAAAGCATAATTCAAAATATGCCTAATATCGTAAAAAATTTCATACGGATTGTGATCGAAAATTTCGTTTGTTTGCGTGAAATCAAGACCCATGCCAAGCATGGCGTTCTGGAATTCCATCACATGTGCCATTTCAGACTGAGCTTCTTCAGTCAATAATTCTTTATATTCTTCTCTATTAACTCCGCTTACTGTCGATGCTGCTGTTAAGTAAAACAACATGTGCTTTTTCTCGTTTTTGAGGTCTTGCAACATCAAATGTGCAAATTTTGAATAATTTTCATTTTTAATCATTTTTGGCGATCTCCTCGTTCATATATATTTTAGTCATCCTTTGGGAAAAAATGAAACAACAATCTTTATGGCATGAGAAATATTCTTCTCCAAAGAAGTATTACGAAGCCAATTACGATCAGCAATTTTATTATTTTGATGAATATCAAATGGAAATTGATCCTGATGAAAAGATAGAGGATATGAATAATTATTCTCTTGAAAGACAACGAGAAGAAATTGTCAAATGCATGGAAAGCTTTCCATATTTTTGTCAAAAATACATCAAAATTCTACATCCAGTAAAAGGATTAATACCATTTTTGCTTTTTAAATATCAAGCTAGATGTATCGAGGAGTACAAACAATTCAGATTTAATATTATTTCTAAATTCCGTCAGGGCGGTTTAACAACAGTTACTCTGTTGTACGGTCTTTGGAAATGCATGTTTGAACTTGATCAACAGATAATGACATTGTCAAAAACAGATCGTGAAGCCGTAGGCACTGGCATGATGGTTGACCGTGCTGTAGAGCATATGCCTGAATGGATTAGACCAAAAAAAGATGGAAAATGGAACGATCACCTCAAACAGTTTCCCGATACCGGCGGTGCCTTGCAGTTCTATTCGCCAGAAGCTGCCCGTGGTAAATCAGTGACATTTCTTATCATTGACGAAGCCGCCTTCATCCCTGAAATGGAAAATCACTGGAAAGCTATGTGGCCTGTGTTAAGCACAGGTGGTAGTTGCGTCCTTGTTTCCACCGTAAACGGTCTTGGAAACTGGTACGAAGAAACATACACAAAAGCCAAAGCAGGCGAAAACAAATTCCATGTCATTGATTTGGATTATTACGAACATCCAGACTACAACGAAAAGAGCAACCCGGACTGGATTCATGAACAAAGGGCTCAGTTAGGCGAAAGAGGCTTTCTTCAGGAAGTCATGCGGTCTTTCTTGGGATCTGGCGAAACATATATACCATCTCAAAAGTTAGCAAGTCTGGATCAAGAACTGAGAAATCTTGATCCCGCAAAGAAAATGTTCGCTCAATACGCAAATAACGACAATAGCAGCGAAGAAGATAATGATACAATCTACAAGGGTGCTTTATGGTTGTGGAAAGAGCCAGTTGCTGGACAGGAATATGTACTGGGAGTAGACTGCGCCGAGGGAATAGGAACTAACGGCGATAATTCTTGCATCGAAATTCTAAACATTAATACCCTTGAACAGGTTGCTGAATTTTACAGCAACAATATTTCTCCACATGATTTAGCCAACATACTTAATGAATTGGGCATTTTATATAACAATGGATTGATAGCAGTGGAAGACATGGCATCCGGGGGTATCGTCCTGAATAATCTCCAAATGGATTTCAGCTATGAAAATTTGTTCTATAGCGGGAAAAACAGCAAAAATATGAAGCCGGGTATCAAAGTCACGGCAGCTAACAGACCAATCATATTGCAAGGTTTTCAATCTCGTGTCATTGATGATACTTTGAAGATGAAAAGCAGAAGATTATTGAGGGAGATGAAGACATTTGAATTCAACAACACTACAAAAAAAGCAGAGGCGGCAAAAAACAAACATGATGACGCAATTATGGCAATAGCCATAGCCATTTATGCCAGAGATCAATCGATAAGAGACATTCCGTTGGGCATGATCGTTTCAGATGGACTTGCCAAGGCAAATTCTAAATTAGATGATATCCGTCAAGAATTGAGAAAAGGTTTGAAAGATGATCTGCTAGATAGGATAAGGACAAAAGAAAAATCTGCTAAAGATTTCGATAACGAGATTTTAATAAGCATGTATAGAAAAAAAGACAGCTTACTCCGTGAATTTGGGTGGTGAAAAAATGTTTTATCTGAGAAAACCTAGCATTGAAATTAACTTGGTTGATTATAAAGACGCACTGTTTTCAAGTTTGAGAAATGAAGAATGGGTTGACAAAGCTTACAACAATGAAACGACAATGATGGAATGGTTTGATCCAACAAACTCCCTGTCTGCAAAAAAAGCAATAAATGAATACAAGAAAACAAAAGATATCGCAAGTTTAATTAAAGCTAAAAATAAATTGTGTTTCAGCGAACAAGCGATGGAAATAATTTTCAACGCAGGAAAAGCACAAACAAATAAAAAATTAGCAGAAATAATCTTCAAAAAAACCGAAACATACGCAAATAATTTAAAGTATCTACTTTACGAATTTTGCGAAAACACAGGAACACATCTGACAGCACAAATAACTCCTTTCCCTAATGACCTAGATGACACCGTAAAACCAATTTCGCAATTCAAAATCAAACTAAACGACGAAAAAACAATCATCACATCCATCTCGGAAAAAGGATTGGACATAATTGAAAATGATTCAAAAATAAAAAATATAACCGCATACTTTGAAGAAAGGTGCAAATGTAAAACAATTAAGAAAAGATACCTAAAGGCCGATCAAATATCAGAATCACAATACAAAAAAGTTGTAAGAAATCTTATTAATCTCAAAGAATATGAGGTGCCAGTAAACTTATGTTACCTCACATCCGAAAATTGCATGTATAAAATTTTGTATCGTGGAAATCAATCTATAAGTGATCAAGAAAAAGAAATATCACTTGCCAACACAAACCTGAAAGTCTTAAGCATAACCAAAATAAAATGAACACAAACGAAAAAAGACTAGATCAAATCAAAAACCAATTGCTTGAACTTTACAGGCAATTGCCAGATCAATTCGCATTAGAAAATGTCAAATTAAGTTTTAAGAAAACTCTGCAAGCAATAAATGAAGTTCAAACCAAAAGACAAAAAAGATACAGACAAAATCTTGAATATGAGACACAAAACAGAATGGGTTTCCAATCCGTTGAGGCTGCACAAAAAGCCTTGGAAATTTTGGATGGAATGTTGGCAAATGAACAAAAGAATATCGACCAAGCACAACAAAAACCAGAACAACTATCATTTAATGACGGATTATTGAACGGATAATAATATTTTGTTTCTTTCGTGCAAGTCTATCAAAAAATCCGATAACTCATCATTGTGATCATAAGATGCTTGTTTTTCTGCAAAATTTTCATATTCAAAAGGTATTTCAAGAAAATCACATAATTGTTGCTTTATGCCATCAGTTGCGTTAAGTCCCTCTACTATGACAAGAGGCATTGCAGATTTTTGACATATGTATTTTAATCTTTCAAACCTCATAGAAATATAATTCTTGCAAAATAATCTATCAAAATATCTCTCTTCATTTATATTTTTTTCAGCCACCTTACTTGATCCAAATATTACTACATGTTTAAAATCTTGATAAAATTGCTTGTAACCGACTTGATAGTTGTGGAGAATAATATCGAACCACCTAGCTCTTGAAAAATACCATTTATTACGCTGTGGTTTTAAATCTTCAATATTGCTGTTTACATATGTTTTCAAATTTTCAATATCAAAATTAGATTGAATTCTTTTGTGAGATGATATCAAATTATTCCAAAAAGCGAGGTCTATGCCCAAATGTGTATGAACGAAAAAAGGTTTCATGGTATTGTTTTAAATTAGTTGGTCGGGGGTAAAATTATATCTAAACTACATAACTATAATTAAGCAGAGAACGAAAGGTATTCTATCTAAAACATGCCAACACCAATATGGGCTGATTTCTTCAAAACATTTGATTTTGCATTTACGAGAGATCCGCTTTCCAGAACATTAAACACAAAAGACTTGGTTGGCGCTGGTATAGCACAGCCAGATTCCATTCCATCTCTTAGCCCTGACGGTAGTTTCTGGAGCAATTCAGACAATAGACTCATAAGACTAAGGGAAACAAATGATTTCATCGATTTGTCTACCGTTTCAAACAGACAAAGCAGATACAAAGAATACGAAAGACTTCGAAATATCCCAGAAATAGAAATGGCTCTTAATGTTTTCTCAGATGAATCTTGTCTTTCTGGAAAAACAAAAGTTGCCACACCATTTGGCATGATAGCCATAGAGGAATTGGCTGCGAAACAAGCAAATGACAAGTTTTTGGTTTACTGCTACGATTTTAAAAAGAAAGATTATGGTCTTGGATGGGCTCATTCTCCAAGAAAAACAAAAATTGCAAAAACGCAAATTTTAGTTTTCGACAACGGCACGACACTTGAATCAACTCCCGATCACCGTGTATTGATGAGAGATGGCACTTGGAGACAAGCAGGCGAAATAAATGTTGGCGATGAAGTAATGCCATTTTATAGATTACCAGCAAACCAAAACCTTTCGAAAATTCCAACAAAACAATATCCGAGAATTTTTAGTTTTGAAAAAGGCTGGGTTCACGAAAGACAGTTTGTTGACGATTGGCGTTTGGGCAAAACAATCGAAAAATTCGATAACATCAATTTTTATTGCAGATTGATATCTCAAGGATTGAATATGAACCAAATTCTGCAACAGGTCGATTGCGATTGGAAAACAATAAAAAATAGACTGAAATCAGAAGGATTCAGCATTGATGAACTTCGCATGATCGCAAGAAACAAGGACAGAAGAAGAGTAATCAACAAGATTGAAGGAAAAGAACAGGCAGTTTACGACCTAACAGTCGAGGAACATCATAATTTCTGCACTGAAAACACCGTTGTACATAATTGCCAAAAAGACGATAAAGGACATTTGTTTAGTATAAATTGTAGAAACGATGATGTTCGTGAAGAGCTTGAATTTTTGTTTTTCCACAAATCCATGATCAATATCAGCAGAAGAGCATGGGCTGATTTCAAAAGCTTGCTTCTATACGGCGATCTGTTCTATGAGATTGTGATTGATTTGGATAACCCTAAGGCGGGGGTAATGAGAATAATGAGATTGCCACCCGAATCTATGTACAGGATTGAAACCACAAAAGGCAAACTAGTAGAATTCCAACAGTCCAAGGAAGGGCCAGATTATCAAAGTCTTACTAGGGCTCCTGTCGTACAAGCTACCGACCAAGACATCATGATGGCAACTGCGATCAGATTTTCTCCAGAACAAGTCGTACATTCCAAAATAGGCGACGATAGAAACACATTTTATCCTTATGGAGTTTCTATGGTCGAAGCTGCCAGAGGTCCAGCACATCAATTAAGACTTATGGAAGATGCAATGTTAGTTTATAGATTGTCAAGAAGCCCAGAAAGAAGAGTGTTTTATATCGATGTTGGTGCTTTGCCACCATTTAAGGCCGAAGCTTTTGTTGAAAAACTTAAAGATCAGTTCAGAAAAAAGAAAGTAAGCAGCAACAGACCCGGAATGCAAGGCCCAAATTCAGTCGAAGAAAGATATCACGCTCCAGCCGTAGATGAGGATTACTGGCTCCCAATTAGACCTAACTCTAATACCAAAATCGAAACCTTGCCCGGCGCACAAAATCTAGGCGAAATAGATGACGCAGTTTATTTCAGGAACAGACTTTTCACTGCTTTGCAATTTCCCAAAAACTACTTCAATGTTGAAGATGCTGCTGTTACTAGAATCACTCTTTCTGCACAAGATATTCGTGTCGCAAGATTAATAGAAAGACTACAGCAACCCTATGAAGACGCAATGTGGGAAATAGCAGACAGACATCTTAAACTTAGAGGCTTCCCATCCGAATCTTATGAAGATTTGATAATAAAGATGACCCCGCCATCAGAATGGCGTGAATTAAGCAGAGCAGAAATAGTTAATGCAAGAATTCAAAATGCCACAAGTATAAAAAGCGCAGCAATCATGTCTGATTACGATATCCTTACAAAGTGGATGGGATATACAGAAGAAGATGCCAAAATTGTTATCGCTAGAAACAAAATGCAGAAAATTGAAGATGCCAAGTTGCAGATTTTGTCCCAAAATCCAGCGCTTCTTGGGGTTGGAATACCAGCAGAAAAAGATGAAAAGAAAGAACCCGAAATCGGTACAACACCAGAAGGTCCAAGCCCGATGCTGTCCCCACCCGGAGCCGAAACTCCCGAGGCTCCCTCAGCGGAAGGGGAAGTTCCAGCACCTATCGGAGGTGGCGGGGAACCTATTTCAGAACCAACCGAAGAAGACATCCAAAAATACGATCTTGGTATAAAGACCTACGCCTCAGAAGAGGATATGGAAGAGCCGGATTATGACGATTATGAATGATTAATTATTAAGTCCAGTTTTGGGGTAATCACCTTTGATGTGCGCTAGACCGTATTCTAGAGGATTACCGGAATAAATTTTTATTAAATTTTCCATACTTTGATATTCCGCCTTTATATATTCGTCTTTTTCAGCAAAAGTCCTTATAAAAGCCATGCAATCAGATGGATGTTTTTTAATCAAATATTCAAATATGCTTAAAGATTTCAACATTACATCTCTCTGAATTACAGGAGACATTTTATTGCTAAATTCTGCGTTCAAATTGTTGATGTTATCGTTCTCAGCTAAGTATTCGTAAAAAGGTTTCATATTCCACCAAGAAATGACGGTTACTGCATACATAAGGATAAGTTGGACATTGTTCTCTTTGTGTGTGAATGTGCAAAGATTAACATCCTTAATATATAATCTGGAAGTGGATTATATTGAAAACTTTTCAGGGAGATTAAGATGAAGAAAAAATTTATTGATTTCAATGTTTTCAAGCAGATCGAAAACAATTCTGTCACAACCGCCGAGAGAGAGTTGGCAGAAGCTGCTGAAATCCTAGCCAAGGCTTTGAATGAAACCCGCCTTGCCCTTTACTGTCTAAGCGAAAACGATGTTACTTACATCAACGCTCAAGGTAATTTTGTACATGCAAATTACCAAATGAATGACAAAGAACTATTCTTGGAGAATGTTGAAGAGCTTGTAATTGATGAGAACAGCCTTAGCGAAAATCGCAAAGATATAATTTCCAATCTGGTTGACAATATTCTTGAGGACAAACTTGTTGAAGCTAATTCCAACTTCACTTCCTACTTCAGCATCCCAACTCTAAGAACTAATCTCCGTGAAGGCATTATCACCGAAGCTAAGAAGCACGGCAAGAAAAAAGGCAAGATTCCTCCTCAGCTACTCCCTTTCATCAAGAAGAAGAAAGAAGAAGCCAAAGAAGGCAAAGGCCATTCAGAAAAAGAAACAAAGCGACATGCCAAGAAGAAAAGATTCAATTCTAAGCAGCTCAGTTCACTTGGTGACAAAGCCGGTGAGCACAAGAAAAATGAATGGAATGTTGTTGCCCATAACATTCTTGAATTCGTTGATTTCAAGAGCAATGGCAACATTTACAACAATGTGAAAACTCAGAGGGACAACACTGGAAATGTTGTCGCTCTACAAATCCCTCGTAGCCAGATCAGAAATGAAGGCAAAGTCCTCATGATGACTTGGAGTGGCTGCAACAATGCAGTTGAAAAGGGTCGTAAGGCAGGCATGAGCGTTGGTATGCATGAATCTAACTGGGTTCGTGCAGTTAGCGACATGCGTAGGTTCAATGCTCTAAGCGAAAATACCTCGCTACAGACCACCTTTGAAAATGTGGTTTCAGCATGGCCAGACCTGCTATTCCTCACACAGACAGAACTATCCAAGAAGATTAACGAGACTCTAGAAGCTGCTGGCGTTTCCAACTATGATGACGA